ATGCGGATGGCCGATTGCGACTGGGTCGAGCAGGCGGCGGCCTGGCCCGAACTGGGGCGCTGGCTGAGCGACGATGCCGCCGAGCGGCTGGGGCAGGACTGGCATTTTCTGGCGCGGCCGGCGCAACTCGCCCCGGCGGGCGACTGGCGCATCTGGCTGATGATGGCGGGGCGCGGTTTCGGCAAGACGCGGGCCGGGGCGGAATGGGTGCGCGCCATTGCCGAGCGCGATCCCGAGGCGCGGATCGCGCTGGTCGGTGCGACCCTGGGCGAGGCGCGCAGCGTGATGGTGGAGGGGGCGAGCGGCCTGCTGGCGGTGGCGCCCTGGTGGGCAAGGCCGGCCTATGCCCCGGCGCTGCGCACGCTGACCTGGCCCAATGGCGCGCAGGCGCGCCTGTTCGGCGCGGCGGAGCCGGAGAGCCTGCGCGGGCCGCAGTTCAGCCATGGCTGGGCCGACGAGATCGGCAAATGGCCGGGCGGGCAGGCGGCCTGGGACAATATGATGATGGCGATGCGGCTGGGGCATGATCCGCGCGTGGTGGCGACGACGACGCCGCGCCCGGTGCCGCTGGTGCGGGCGCTGGTGGCAAGAGATGGCGCCGATGTGGTGCTGACGCGGGGGCGGACGGCGGACAATGCGGCGCATCTGGCGGCCGGCTTCGTCGATGATGTGACGCGGCTTTATGGTGGCACGCGGCTGGGGCGGCAGGAACTGGATGGCGAGCTGATCGAGGAGGCGGAAGGGGCGCTATGGACCCGCGCGGCGCTGGAGGCGTGCCGGGTGCGGCATGTGCCGGGCGCGCTGGCGCGGGTGGTGGTGGCGGTCGATCCGCCGGCAACGGCCGGCGGCGATGCGTGCGGCATCGTCGTGGTCGCCCTGGGCGGGGACGGGCGCGGCTATGTGATCGCGGACGCCAGCGTGGCGGGCTGCTCGCCCGAAGGCTGGGCGCGGGCGGTGGCGCAGGCGGCGCGGGGCCATGGCGCCGACCGGGTGGTGGCCGAGGCCAATAATGGCGGCGACATGGTGGCGAGCGTGCTGCGCGCGGCGCAGGAGACGCTGCCGCTGCGGCTGGTCCATGCCAGCCGGGGCAAGGCGGCGCGGGCCGAGCCGGTGGCGGCGCTCTATGAGGCCGGGCGGGTGGCGCATCGCGGGGCTTTCCCGGAGCTGGAGGACCAGATGTGCGGGCTGCTGGCGGGGGGCGGTTATGTCGGGCCAGGGCGGTCGCCCGATCGGGCGGATGCGCTGGTCTGGGGGCTGAGCGAACTGATGCTGGGGACAAAGGGCGAGGCGCGGGTCAGGGGGCTTTGAGGGGGGAGGCGGTGCGTGCTGCGTGATTGATTTTCGCGCGGAGACGCTGAGGCGCGGAGAATGGAGGAAAGGGGTGGGGCGCGGACAGTCAGCTTTCAAGAACTAAACTTGGAAAAGCAGACTAAGGCTTTTGCTGCACTGCCAGTCGGTGAAGCAGCGCGGCAAGCGCCAAAGCTTCTTCGTCGCTCATTTCTACGGGGTCGCCGTGCGGATCACACGTCTTGATGTGAATGCCGCCATCGATCCACACGGAAATTCCTTCCATAGGTTCGTAAACCTGAACCACAGAGCCTCCTACTGTAAGCATTCGTCAAATTAGCGTCCGCTTGTGGTCAACGCAATTGGGGCGGTTAAAGGCCATCTCTGGTCGCTTCGAGACCATCCTCCCCTGCAAGGGGAGGATTTTGCCGCCGCTTATGGTCGCTTTCAGGCCATCCTCTCCACGCCGGGGCGGAATAGGCCATGGATGCGCGGAACAATATTTGGTTTCAATGTGAGACCTTTATTCCTGGGGCGGTGGGCGCTACATCTGAGCGTCATGGGCCGGGTTTAGGCTGGCGCCGTTGCAATATAAGGATTTCTCATGCTGATCGACCGTCTGAACTGGCGCTATGCCACCAAGAAGATGAACCCGGACAAGCTGGTGGCCGAGGACAAGGTGGAGCGCATCCTGGAGGCGGTGCGGCTGGCGCCGACGTCGAGCGGGTTGCAGCAGTTCGAGGTGATCGTCGTCACCAACAAGGATATCCGCGCCAAGATCCGGGCGATCGCCTGGGACCAGGCGCAGGTGACCGACGCGTCGCATCTGGTCGTCTTTGCCGCCTGGGACAATTATACCGCCGACCGGATCAACGGCATGTTCGACCTGGTCAATGACGAGCGCGGTTTCCGCAACGAGGGCTGGGAAGCCTATCGCCAGATGCTGCTGAACACCTATCCGCAGCGCGACGCGCAGACCAATTTCGAACATGCCGCGCGCCAGGCCTATGTCGGCCTTGGCATCGCACTGACCGCCGCCGCCTTTGAAGAGGTGGACGCGACGCCGATGGAGGGCTTTGACCCGGCCGCGCTCGACGAGATACTGGACCTGCGGGCGCGCGGGCTGCGCTCGGTGGTGATGATGCCGCTGGGCTATCGCGCGGACGAGGGCGACTGGCTGGTCAATCTGAAGAAGGTGCGCCGCCCGGCCGCCGACTTCATCTCGCGCATCGATTGATGGCGCCCGGATAGGGATTAACCGCAATAGGCGGCGGTCCGTCACGGCCCCTATATGGGGCTGTGAACAAGGAGGATGGGCGCCGGAACAAGGCGCTCACCTGCTTCGTTTCGCACCGATCAGGAGTGACGGACATGAAGATGGTCAGGATGATCGCGGCGGTGGCCGCTGTTACGATGGTCGCAACCCCGGTGCTGGCGGCAAGCCTGAACAGCAAGGATCGGGCGCGGGTGGCGCGGGCCGATCCGCGCGACCGCGACGATGTGCGCTATTGTCTGCTCCAGGGCAAGAAGGGCCGCGACAAGGGCACCGCGATCGGCGCGGGCGTGGGCGCGGGCGCGAGCATCATCGCCGGCGGCGGCGTGGGCGAGACGGTGCTGGCCGGCGCCGGTGGCGCGGCGGCGGGGCGGCTGATCGGCAAGGGATCGGGCACCAATTCCCGCTGCGACGAGGTGCTGCGGCGGAACAAATGATCCGGGCGTGAGGCCGGACGAAAGGGGCGCGGATTTCCGCGCCCTTTTTCGTGGATATGGTCAGAGACCGGCGGCCAGCGCGCGCAGGGCGGCGTGGGGCGAGGCGGCCAGTTGGTCGCGCATCATGGCGCGGAAGGCGGGGGTGGCGCTGGTCGCGGCGGTCTGCATCCAGTGGGTGGCGGCGGCGATGTCGCCGGCCTCGGCGCGCAGCCGGCCATGGTTGAACTGGCCGCGAAAATCGCCACCCTCCGCCGCGATGCGATAGCATTCGTCCGCGCGGTCCATGTCGCGGGGGAGGAGGCGGCCTTCCTCATGAAAGGCGCCGAGGAAATTGATCGACTTGGCATGGCCGAGGGCGGCAGCCTTCTGGAACCAGTCGAGCGCCGCCTGTTCATCCTGGGCCACGCCCGCGCCGAGGCCGAGCGCGCTGCCCCAATTATACATGCCCCAGTCGAGGCCAGCTTCGGCTGCGCGGCGATAGCAGGCGGCGGCCGCGACCGGATCGACCGGCGTGCCCCAGCCCTTTTCATGGCAGCGGCCGACCATGTTGATCGCCATCACATGGCCCGAGGCGGCGGCGAGGCCGAACTGGCGGAAGGCTTCGGCCGGGTCGGCGGCGATGCCCTGACCGTCGAGCAGCAGCTGGCCATAATAGGCCTGGGCGTCGGGCAGGCCGGCATCGGCACCCGCGCGGATCAGCGCGGCGGCGGCTTCCGGCGAGGCGGCGAGTTGTTCGCGCATCTGGTCGGCGGTCTGGGACAGGAGGGGCGAGGGGGCGGTCATCAGGGCAGGTCTCTGGCTTGGATATTGCGACTGATTAGCAGGGCTGGGCGGCGCTGGAAACAGGGTGGCAATATTTTGGGGGGATCCACTGCCCCTCTCCAAGTTTCGGTAGGCGGCTGGGCGCCGCTTTCCAGCTTTTGGCAGGCGGCTGGCGCCGCCAACCTTCCCTATCCTCTCCCCGGCGGGGCGAGGATTTTTTGCATAGGGGGATACTCCGATGAAATGGTTCGGGATGAAGGCGGCGTCGGGAGAAGCCGGACAGGAGGGGCGGGGGCGGCCGGTGCTGGCGCGGGCCTGGGGATCGGGGGCGGTGGCGCTGGGGGAATGGCCGGCCAGCTATGAGGCGCAACTGCGCGCCGGGGTGATCGGCAATCCGGTGGCGCAGCGGGCGATGCGGCTGGTGTCCGAAGGGGCCGGGGCGTGCGCGTTGAAGGTCGGCGGGGTGGATGGTGCGGCGGCGGCGCGGGTCAGGGGGCTGGTGGCGCGGGCGTCGGCGGGGCAGGGGCTGATCGAGACGCTGGCGAGCCATGTGCTGCTGCATGGCAATGGCTATGTGCAGGTGATTGCGGGCGCGGACGGGATGCCGGCCGAGCTGTTCGCGCTGCGGCCCGAGCGGGTGAGCGTGGAGGCGGATGCGCGCGGCTGGCCGGCGGCCTATCTCTATCGCGTGGGCGAGAGCGTGACCCGGCTGTCGCCCGAGGATGGCGCGGGGCGGACCAGCCTGCTCCATATCCGCGCGCTCCATCCGCTCGACGATCATTATGGCCTGGGCTGTGTCGGTGCGGCGGCGGGGGCGGTGGCGATCCACAATACCGCCACGGTGTGGAACAAGGCGCTGCTCGACAATGCGGCGCGCCCTTCGGGGGCGATGGTCTATGCGCCGGGCGACGGATCGGTGCTGAGCCCGGAACAGTTTGAGCGGGTGCGGCGCGAGATGGAGGCGGCGTTCAGCGGCGCGGTCAATGCCGGGCGGCCGATGCTGCTGGAGGGCGGGCTAGACTGGCGGGCGATGAGCCTGTCGCCGGCCGAGATGGACTTTGTCGGATTGAAGGCCGCGGCGGCGCGCGAGATATCGCTGGCGTTCGGCGTGCCGCCGATGCTGATGGGGCTGCCGGGCGACAATGCGTATGCCAATTATCGCGAGGCGAACAAGGCGCTGTGGCGGCAGACAATCCTGCCGCTGGTCGGCAAGATCGGCGCGGGACTGGCGCAGGGATTGCAGGGCTGGTGGCCAGGGCTGAGCCTGGCGCCGGATCTGGACGCGGTGCCGGCGCTGTCGGACGAGCGCGCGGCCCTGTGGGAGCGGGTGGCGGGGGCGGACTTCCTGACCGCCGAGGAGAAGAAGGCGATGCTGGGCATTTGAGGTTCGCGCGGAGACGCGGAGGCGCGGAGGCGCGGAGATTTTTGTGCTGCCGCCTGCGGCGGCTCTCTTCTCCGCGTCTTCGCGGCTCCGCGTGAACCTGTCTGCTTTCTAATGGCGGCAATGGCCCTGCGCGGTCCAGCGGCCGCCGCTGTCGAGGCAGCGATCCTGGGCGAGCCAGTCGCTTTGCCAAAGGCAGAGGGCGGCGGCGATCAGGACCAGCAGCCCGCCGAGCAGCGCCCGCTTCACACCCACTTCACAGGGGCCGGGCGAGGCTGTCGAGACGGCAGAAGCCGTTGTCCATGTTCCAGCTGCCGCCCTGCAACAGGCAGTCGCCGGCGCGGAACAGGCCGAAATGCCAGGCGATGAGGCCGAGCGCGAGGATGACGAGGGCGATCAGCAATTTGCGAGGGGTGCGCTTCATGCGGGCCCAGATAGGGGCGCGCGGCGCCCAAGGGAAGGCGGAACCATGAAAGAGGAGATGCTGGCGCGGCTGGTGGCGCAGGCCGAGGGCGCACCGATGGATATCGTCATGATCCGGGCGCTGATCGAAGAGGCGAGCGAACTGGGCGCCGGGCGGGCGCTGGCGCGGCTGGGGCTGGAGGATCGGCGGGCCGAGGCCGACATGCGGGAATTGCGCGAGCTGCTGCGCGCCTGGCGCGACGCGAAGAAGGCGGCGCGCGGGGCGGCGATCGGTTGGGCAGTGCGGATCGTGATGGCGCTGGTGCTGCTGGGCATGGCGGTGAAGATGGGCCTCATCGGGCTGGTGAAGGGATGAGCGGGCGGGGAGAAGCGGGCGCGCTGCGCTTTGCCGGCTATGCCGCGATCTTCGACCGGGTGGACCGGGGCGGCGATGTGGTGCGGCCGGGCGCGTTCGGCGCGGTGACGGCGGCGCATGTCCCCTTGCTGTGGCAGCATCGGCCCGGCGCGCCGATCGGCCGGATCGAGATGGCGCGCGAGGACAAACGCGGCCTGCGGGTGATCGGCCGCGTGTCGCGGGCGAGTGCGGCCGGGCGCGAGGCGGCGGCGATGCTGGCGGCCGGCGCGGTCGATGGGCTGAGCTTTGGCTATCGGGTGAAGGCGGCGCGGGGCAGGGGGCCGCGCGAATTGCTGGCGCTGGAGCTGGTGGAGGTGAGCCTGGTGACGCACCCGATGCAGCCGCTGGCGCGGGTGATCGGGGTGGAGGGGGGCAATAATATCTGATAGCCAAACCGAATGGGGGAACTTCCGCGCTACTGGTCTGTCGTACCGCGAAAATATGGGCGTCCGGAAGTGCCGGGGCGTTACAAGGAAAATCTGGCGGCGATACAGGGGATGGTCACGTCGGCAATGCTGCTGGCGGTTGGCATCCATGGGCTGTTCAGCGATGCATCTGGTGAGGTGTTGGGATGGACCTTGGGTGGCGGACTCTTCTGTGGTGCGGTCGGTTTCTGGAATTGGCGTCGCGAACGACGGAAGAGATTGTCCGCTGAAGCTGAGCTGGCGCGTTATGAAGCCATGATTGCGCAGCCTCTGGAAGAGGACTGGGAATCCGAGCTTCGCTGAATCACACACCCAGCCATTCCAGGCCGCCGGGCAGCGGGTCGGCGCTGTAGTCGAGTTGCAGGACGCGGCGGTGGCGCGGGTTGGTGGCGGCGTCGGAGGCGTGGAGGATCGGCGTGGCGTAGAGCCAGATGTCGCCCCGCGCCGCGAGGCAGGGCTGGATGCCGCAGCTTGCGACGAGGGCGGCGACATCGGTTTCGGCGACGCGGCCATGATGGTGGGAGCCGGGTGCGATCAGCAGCGGGGCATTGTCGGCATCGACGGGATCGAGATGGAGGCGCAGCGTGACCATCGCGTCGAGCAGCGGCTGGGGCGGGGCGACATGCTGGATGCCGGCCTTCAACGTCCAGGGGCCGAATCCCGCTATGTCGATGCGCCGGCGCACGGCGATGGTGCGGTCCTGATGCCAGCCCAGCGCCCAGTTGGTGGCGGCGCTCTTGTCGAACAGGATGGCGCGGACCGGGCGGCTGGCTGCGCCCTGATGCGCGGCGGCGTGGCGGCCGATCGCGCCGGTCGGGCCGAGCAACGGACCAAGCGCGGGCAGGCTGGCGAGGCGCAGGCCCGGCTGGTCGGGCGGCAGATGAGCCAGGGCAGCTTCGATCGTGGCGAGATCGGCGGCGGACAGCGCGGCGGGAAGGTGCTGGGCGCCGTGGGTGGCGAGGGTGAGGGGCATAATATGTTCTTTCCCAAGATATGTGACGGGAGCAAGGCCTTCCCCTCATCCAACTTCGCCTAGGCGGCTTTGCCGCCAAGGCTTCATATCCTTCTCCCACAAGGGGAGAAGGAAAAAGGGCGGTCCCATTGGGGCCGCCCTTTTTCGTTTTGGCAAGCGGGAGATGGTTATGACGGAAGTGGTGACGGACGGGCTGGAGGGCGCTTTCGAGGCGGTGGCGCAGGGCGAGCGGATCGCGGCGCTGGAGGCGCAGCTGGGGGCGATGCGGGTGCAGATGGGGCGGCCGGCGCTCGATGGGGTGAAGGGCGGCGAGGTCGACCCGGCGCGCGGCGCCTTTGTCGAGCGCTATCTGCGGCAGGGACTGGAAGCCGGGGTCGAGCTGAAGAGCTTTTCCGGCGCCAGCGGGGCGGCGGGCGGCTATGCGGTGCCGCGCGAGATCGACCAGTTGATCGGTTCGACCTTGAAGGCGATCTCGCCGATCCGCGGCATCGCCAATGTCGTGCGGACCGGGACGGCGGGCTATCGCAAGCTGGTGACGGCGGGCGGCATCGTGTCGGGCTGGGCGAGCGAGACCGGGGCGCGGGCCGAGACGGGCACGCCGAGCTTCAACGAGATCGCGCCGCCATCGGGCGAGCTTTATGCCAATCCGGCGGCGAGCCAGGCGATGCTGGACGACGCGCAGTTCGATGTCGAAGGCTGGCTGGCGGGCGAGATTGCCCGCGAGTTCGCGGTGGCCGAGGGGGCGGCCTTCGTCAACGGCAATGGCACCAACAAGCCCAAGGGCTTCCTGACCTATACCACCACCAGCGAGGCGGACAGCGTGCGTGCGTTCGGATCGCTGCAATATGTGGCGTCGGGGGCGGCCGGGGGCTTTGCCGCGTCGAACCCGCAGGACAAGCTCATTGACCTGGTCCAGAGCCTGCGCGCGCCCTATCGCCAGGGGGCGAGCTTCGTGATGAACTCGGCGACGCTGGCGGCGATCCGAAAGATGAAGACCAGCGATGGCGCCTTCATCTGGCAGCCGGGGCTGGCGGCCGGGCAGCCCGCGACCCTGCTCGGCTATCCGGTGGTCGAGGCGGAGGACATGCCCGACATTGCCGCGAACAGCCTGTCGATCGCCTTCGGCAATTTCCAGGCCGGCTATGTCATCGCCGAACGCAGCGACACCAGCATCCTGCGCGATCCGTTCAGCAACAAGCCGTTCGTCCATTTCTACGCGGTCAAGCGGATCGGCGGCGCGGTGGCCAATTCGGAGGCGATCAAGTTGATGAAGTTTGCCGCCTCGTAACGGGTGGGAGGGGGAGGGCGTGTTCCTTCCCCCATTTTGCATTTGAGGGCTGTTGTTTGGGGGGAGGGCGCAGATGCTGACGGAAACGGAGAGCGACGCGGGGCTGGCGGCGTCGATGGCGGAGCTGAAGGCCTATCTGCGGATCGAAAGCGATGGCGAGGATGCGGTGCTGGCGGGACTGCTGCGGAGCGCGGGCGCGCTGTGCGAGCAATTTGTCGGCCAGTGGCTGATCCGGCGCGGCGCGCGCGAGACGGTGCCGGCGGACGGGCGCTGGCACAGGCTGGCGGCGCGGCCGGTGGTGGCGGTCGGTGCGGTTGCGGCGGTGGACGATGCGGGGGCGGTCACGCCGCTGCCGGTCGAGGCCTATGCGATCGACATCGATGCGTCGGGCGATGGCTGGGTGCGGGCGGTGCGGCCGGGGAACCGGCTGGCGGTGGACTATCAGGCGGGGATGGCGACGGACCTGAATGGCGTCGCCGAGCCGCTGCGCCAGGGGATCATGCGGCTGGCGGCCGAGCATTTCGTCGCGCGCGGTGACGAGGGGGCTGCCCCACCGGCCGTCGTGAGCGCGCTGTGGCGGCCGTGGCGGCGGATGCGCCTCTCATGACGGGCGATGTCATGCGGGTGACACTGACGCGGCGGATGGAGGAACGGGTGGCGCGGCGGCGCGCAGCGATTGCGCAGGCGCTGGACGCGCAGGGCGTGGCGGCGGCGATCGAGGGCGAGGCGGTGCGGGCGTCGGCGCCGGGGCTGAAGGCGCGCTGGATGGCGGACCTCAGCCTGCGCGAGGCGGGAAGGAGCAGGACATGAGCGCGGAGGTGGCGATACGCAGCGCGGTGATCGCGGCGCTGAAGGCCGACAGCGGCCTGATGGACCGGCTGAACGGCCTGTTCGACGGCGCGCCGGTGCGGGCGAGCGCGCCCTATGGCGTGGTCGGCGAATGCCTGGGCAGCGACTGGGGCGCGAAGGATGTCGAGGGGCGCGAGCTGCGCCTGTCGATCAGCCTGCATGACATGGCGGAGACGGCCGGAAGGCTGGGCGAGCTGCTGGCGCGGATCGACCCGGTCATCCGCCTGGCGCAGGCGAGTGGCTGGCGGATCGTCACCGCCAGCCTGTTGCGGTCGCGGATCGCCCGGACGGGCGCGCGCGGCGAAGGCGGCTGGCTGGCGGTGGCGGATTACCGCATTCGCGTGGTGCGCGAGGCTATCGGCGCCTGATCAGGTGCCGGGCTTATTATATTCCTCATATTCGCCGATGATCTTGTCGACATATTCGGACACCTGATCGTCGGCATCGGCCTGCGCATCCTTGTCCGACATGCCGTCGGCCTTGTCCTGCGCGAGGATCGCGGCGCGGAAGGCCGCCTCCTTGTCGGCGCAGGTCGTCTTCAACTGACCCTGAAATTCGCCGAGCGGCACCTTCTTGTCGAGCGAGGGCTGGACCTGGGCCGAGAGGCAGCCGGCAAAAGCCTTGCGGGCGGCGCCGATGGCGTCGGCCGACGGCGCGGCCGCGAGCATCATCACAAGGGGAGCAACCACGAGCATCAGACCTCTCCTTTAATCCGCGTTTTAGAACGCTTTGTCTGACGGGAGAATGCGCCATGGGCGTCGAAAAAGGAAGTGCGTTTCTGTTGAAGGTGGGAAATGGCAACGTCCCGGCAACATATGAGACGGTGGCCGGGATGCGCACCACCCAGCTGTCGGTGAATGGCGAGGCGGTCAACATCACCAGCAAGGATTCGGGTGGCTGGCGCGAGCTGCTGTCGGGCGCGGGGGTGCGGTCGGTCAGCGTGTCGGCGGCCGGCATCTTCACCGGATCGGCGGCCGAAATCCGGGTGCGCAACCATGCGCTGGCCGGCACGATCGAAGATTATGAGCTGAGTTTCGAGAGCGGCGAGCGGATGCGCGGCCGCTTCCTGGTGACGCGGCTCGACTATGCCGGCGACTATAATGGCGAGCGCAACTATGCGCTGAGCCTGGAAAGCAGCGGCGCGGTGGTGAGCGAATGAGCGGCGGGGCGGTGAACCCCGTGCGGGGGGAAGCGGCGCTGGACCTAGGCGGCGAGACGCTGGCGCTGCGGCCGAGCTTTGCCGCTTTGGTGGCGGCGGAGGAGGAACTGGGGCCGCTGTTCGCGCTGGTCGAGCGGGCGGCGGACGGCAAGCTGACGCTGGCCGAACTGGTCGGGCTGTTCTGGCATTGCCTGGTCGAGCGTGAGGGGCTGAGCCGAGAGGCGCTGGGCGAGGCGCTGCTGGCGGCGGGCCTCGCGCGGGCGACGCCGGTGCTGAAGGCGATATTGCAACAGATATTGGCGGGGCGATGACGCGCTTTGCGGATGGGGCGGGGCGGCTGGCGGGGATCGCCGGCTGGCTGCTGGGGTGGCGGCCGGACGAGTTCTGGCGCGCCACCCCGGCGGAACTGCGCGCCGTGCTGGCGGCGATGCGCGGCGATGACGCGCCGGTCGACGGGGTGGATGCGGGTGCGCTGGCGCGGCTGATGCAGGCGATGCCGGACTGACTTCAAGTGCAGAAGATCCGTTCGCTTCGAGCCTGTCGAGAAGCGGCTGGCGCGGCTTTTCCTGTTTCTCGACTTCGCTCGAAACGAACGGAGGTTGGGGCGGTGCGTAGGCTGATGTTGGCCTTGCCGGATGGCCCCCACCCCAAACCCCTCCCCTGAAGGGGCGGGGCTTTTCCAAGGAGAAGGGGCCGAGGAATGGACGAGGAAATCGAGACATTGGTGGTGCGGGTGCGGGCCGATACGCAGGGGCTGGCGCGCGATGTCGACGCGATGCGCGCGGGGCTGGAAGGGCCGCTGGGCGATGGCGCCGACCGGGCGGGGCGGCGGATCGAGCAGGGGCTGTTGCGCGCGGTGCGGACGGGCAAGTTCGGCTTCGAGGATCTGCGGCGGATCGCCCTGTCGGTGCTGGACGAGATTGCGGCGAGTTCGCTGCGATCGGCCGTGGGCGGTGGCAGCGGGGGCGGGCTGGTGCAACTGGGGGCGTCGCTGCTGACCAGCGCGCTGGGTCTGCCGGGGCGGGCGACCGGCGGGCCGGTGGCGCCGGGACGTGCCTATATGGTGGGCGAACGCGGTCCGGAACTCTTCGTGCCGACAGCGAGCGGCCAGGTGGTGCCGGGCGGTGGCGGCGGGCGCGACGTGCGCGTGAACATCGCGGTGCAAGGGCGTGGGAACGAGAGCGAGGCGCGGCTGCTGGCGCGGAGCGCGCGGCAGGTGGCGCGGGCGGTGCGGGGGGCGCTGCAATGAGCGGGATCGATTATTGGCTGGCCGATGGAGGCCCGGCACATGGGCGGGGGCAGGAGAGCCGCTTCATCAAGCGGTTCGATCCGATGTGGTGGACGGTGAATTTCCCCCGGCCGATGATGGCGAGCGTGGTGACGACCGGGCCTGACAGTCTACGGGTAGATGCGGTCTTCTATGGCTCCGGTGATCTGGCGGGGCTGATTTGGGACGCGGCGGACCAGTGGAGCCATCCGCTGCTGGCCTATGAGACGGCGCGGGATTTCCGCCAGTGCGTGCTGCGTTTCCGCTGGCGCAGTGGCGGACTGCGGCGGCTGGACGAGACGCATGGGCCGACGCTGACGATCGAGGGGCGCGATGCCGATGGTGCCCCGCGCGCCTGGTATGTGCGGCTGTGGAACTATGCCAGCGGCGGGCCGGAAGATGCCGAAATCGTGCTGGATTTTGCCGCGCTGGAGGGCGGGTTCCGCTTGCCCGACGATAGCGATCCGGTCTGGGCCGGCGATGTCGACCGGATGTTCATATCGCTGGTGCCGCCCGCTTATGATGCGGGCGATAGCGGCTTTGCCGCGCCGGTCGAGGGCTGGGCGGAGCTGAGCGACATCGCCTGCGACGGGGCGGGATCGGTGCTGGCGGTGGGTGACGTCATGCTGCCGGAACATGGGCTCAGCATGGCGACCGGCTATGACGATAGTTTCAACCAGACGCCCGAGCGGCTGATCGCGGCGATCCATGCGCTGGGTTATCGCGGGGCGATCAACCATTATGTCGGGATGAGCCATTATTTCCGGCTCGAATGGCTGGGCACGGGTCTTTATGTCAGCCTGGCCGGCGGGGTGCTGAACGCGCCCTGTGCCGCCTGGCATGCGGACTTTGCGCGGCGGGCCAAGGCGATGGGGCTGGGGATCATCTGGTCGCTATCCTATGAATTGTTCGACGCCCATTGCTGGAACGACTGGAAGCAAAGGGCGGAGAATGGCGACCCGGCGCTGACCGGCTGGTCGCCGCCATCGACCTTGCTGTCGCCGGCCCATGGCGGGGCGATGGGCTATTTGCAGGCGGTGGCGGGCGCCTTTGTTTCCATTGGCCTGGACGCGGAGATTCCGATCCTGTTTCAGGTCGGCGAACCCTGGTGGTGGGTGATGCCGGCGGATGGGCGGATCTGCATCTATGACGATGCGGCGCGGGCGGCGCTGGGCGGGAGCCCGGTGTCGATCGCCGATGTGCGCGGCCCGCTGAGCGCGGCGCAATGCGATCTGCTGGATGAGGCGGGGGCGCTGCTGGCGGCGTCGACGGCGGGGCTGTGCGGGGCGGTGAAGGCGCTGGCGCCCGGCGCGGTGACGCATCTTCTGGCCTATCTGCCGACCGTGCTGGACCCGTTGGCGCCCGAGGCCAAGCGGGCGAACATGCCGGTTGGCTGGGCGGCGCCGGCGTTCGATGTGCTGCAACTGGAAGATTATGACTGGGTGACGCAAGGGCGGCCGCGGATGACCGAGCGGGGTATCGAGATGGCGACCGCGCGGCTGGGCTATCCGGTCACCGAGCAGCATTATTTTTCCGGCTTCGTGCTGTTGCCCGAGCAGGCCGACCAGTGGCGCGCGATCGCGGCGTCGGCCCAGGCGTCGGTCGGGCGCGGCACGGCGGCGACCTATATCTGGGCGCTGCCTCAGGTCGCGCGGGACGGCTTTACCTGTTTCAGACTGGATGGGGAGGATGCGATGCAGGCCTTTGACGATGTGCGCTTTCCGATCGCGATCGGGCGAGAGGCGAGTGTGGCGCCGGCCTTTTCGACGCAGGTGGCCGAAAGCCCGTCGGGGCATGAGCGGCGCAGCAGCGACTGGGCCGACGCCCGCCTGTCCTTCGACGCCGGGCCGGGGGTGCGGTCCGACGCGGACATTGCCGACCTGATCGCCTTCTTCCGGGCAAGGCGCGGCGCGGCGCGCGGCTTTCGCTTCACCGATCCCTATGACGACCGGAGCGGGCCGCCGGGCATGGCGCCGGGGCCGCTGGACCAGCGGCTGGGCAGCGGCGACGGGGTGACGACCGACTTTCCGTTGATGCGTCATTATGGCGGCGGCGCGGACGCGCAGGCGCGGCGCATCACCCGGCCGGTGGCCGGCACGATCCGGGTGGCGATCGACGGAGTGGAGCAGGCCGATGGCTGGCAGCATGTCGGGCTGGGGGTGATCGCGTTCGATGCGGCGCCGGCCGAAGGCGCGCTGATCACCGCCGGCTATCGCTTCGACGTGCCGGTGCGCTTTGCCGAGGATCGGCTGGAGATTAATCGGGCGACCTTCGCTGCGGGGGAAGCAGTGTCGGTGCCGCTGGTGGAGATACGCGAATGAGCGGGGGATTGGAGGAGGCGCTTTGCACGCTGGCCTTTTGCTGGCGGCTGCTGGCGCGCGGGACGATCGGCGCGGTGGCGCGCAAGGGCGGGGCGTTCAGCGCCGAACTGGTGGGCGCGGCGGCGGCGATGCTGGCCGAGCCGGTGGCGCCATCGACATCACCTGATTGCCGCGCGATGCTGGGCGACCGGCAATGCCGGGTGGCAATGGCCGGACGGCGGCAGATCGTGGCGGTGACGGGCGTGGCGGACATGGTGGTGGACGCGGCCGGGCTGGAGCCGGGCATCTATGCCTATGGCATGATCCGCTGGCTGACCGGCGCCAATGCCGGGATCGTCCAGGCGGTGGTCGACAATGATGCAGGCACGCTGCGGCTGGCCGATCCGCCGCCCTTTGGCGTGGAGCCGGGGACGCTGGCGCTGTTGACGCAGGGGTGCGACCGGCAGTTGGTGAGCTGCGCGGCGCGCTTTGGCAATGCGGTCAATTTCCGGGGCGAACCCTATCTGCCGGGCACCGACCTGTTGACCCGCTATCCCGGCGGATGAGCGGGTCAAGGAGCGGAGCAGCGATCGCGGCGGCGGCGCGGGCGCTGGTGGGCGTGCCGTTCCGGCTGCAGGGGCGCGATCCGGCGCTGGGGCTGGACTGTGTCGGGCTGGTCGGGGCGGCGATGCGGGCGGCGGGATACGCACCCATGATGCCGGGCGATTATGGGCTGCGCTTTGGCGATGACCGGCGGGCGGACGACTGGGCGCAGGCGGCGGGTTTGCGGCCGGTGAGGGCCGGGGCGGTGGGCGACATGATGTTGGTGCGGCCGGGCGCGCTGCACCAGCATCTGCTGATCCTGGTGCCGGGCGGCTTCGTCCATGCCCATGCCGGGCTGCGGCGGGTGGTGGAGACGCCGGGTGCGCCGCTCTGGCCGATACTGCGCATCTGGCGGGCGTGAAGGGGAGGGAAAGCTATGGCGACGATGGTGCTGACCGCGGTGGGGACGGCGCTGGGCGGGCCGATCGGCGGCGCGATCGGCGGGCTGATCGGCAATGTGCTGGACCGGGAAGTGCTGTTCAAGGCGAAGGGGCGGGAAGGCGCGCGGCTGAGCGACCTGCAGTTGCAGACGTCGAGCTATGGCACGCAGATGCCCCGGCTGTTCGGCAGGATGCGGGTGGCGGGCACGGTGATCTGGGCGACCGACCTGCGCGAGATCCGCACGAAAAGCGGCGGTGGCAAGGGGCAGGGGAGCAGCACGAGCTACAGCTATTCGGCGAGTTTTGCGGTGGCGCTGTCGGCGCGGGGCGTGCGATCGATCGGGCGGGTCTGGGCCGACGGCAATCTGCTGCGCGGGGCGGCGGGCGATTTCAAGACGCAGGTGGGTGCGTTCCGCCTGCATGACGGGGGCGAGGATCAGGCGCCCGACCCGCTGATCGCGTCGGCGCAAGGACCGGGCATGACGCCGGCGCATCGCGGCATCGCCTATGTGGTGTTCGAGGATCTGCTGCTGTCCGATTATGGCAATCGCATCCCGTCGCTGACCTTCGAGGTGGAAGCGGATGCGGGTGCGGTGACGATCGATGCGATCGTCGGCGCGCTGAGCGAGGGGCAGATGGGGTGCGCGGCGGCCGAGGAGGTCGAGGGTTTTGCCGCGAGCGGCGCGGATCTGGGTGAGGCGATCGCGCCGCTGGTCGAGGCCTATGGGCTGGGGCTGTGTGGCGATGGGGCGCAACTGGTGGGGGAGGCCGGGCCGGCGGTGGCGCTGCTGGAGCCGGCGACGCGGTGCAGCCGGATCAATGGCCGGGCGATCGATCCGGTCGAGCGATCGGGCGCGGGCGCGGACAGCGTCGCACTGGCGCTGTCGGTGCGGCATCATGATCCGGCGCGCGACTATCAGGCCGGGGTGCAGCGGGTGACGCGGCCGGGGCCGGGGCGGATCGAGCGCGGGATCGAACTGCCGGCGGTGCTGAGCGGCGGGGCGGCGCGATCGCTGGCGCGGCAAAGGCTGGACGGCATCTGGGCCGGGCGCGACCGGATGATGGTGCGCGGCGACTGGCGGGCGCTGGAACTGGAGCCGGGGATGATCGTGGCGCTGGCCGATGCGCCGGGGCTGTGGCGGATCGAGGAGCGGGAATGGGAGGCGATGGCGGTGCGGCTGGCGCTGCGGCGGCTGGCGGGGACGAGCGGGCATGCGCCGGGCAGCGTGTCGTCCGGCCAGATCGTGCGGCAGGTGGATGCGCCGCATGGTCCCACCCGGCTGATGCTGGCGGACCTGCCGCGCCTGACCGAAGGGGTGGCGAACGGGCCGCAACTGGTGGCGGCGGCAAGCGGCGGGCCGGGCTGGCGCAGCGCGGCGCTCTATGCGCTGGATGCGGGCGGGACCGCCGAGCCGATCGGACGAACGGCGCCGCGCGCGGTGATGGGGCAGATCGACGCCGCCTTGCCGCCGGGCAGCACGCTGCTGCTCGACATGGTGAACAGCCTGTCGGTGACATTGCTGGCCGAGGATATGGAACTGGCGGGCGCGGACGGCGCGGCCTTGGCACAGGGGCGCAATCTGTGCCTGGTGGGGAAGGAAATGGTCCAGTTCGGCCGGGCAGTGCGGACCGGGCCGGCCAGTTATCGGCTGGAGACGCTGCGGCGTGGGCTGCGCGGCACGGAATGGGCGATGGCGGGGCAGGCGGCCGGCACGCCCTTCCTGCTGATCGAGGCGGACCGGCTGGTCGATCCGCTGGCGGCGGCGGCCATCGAGGGGGATATCGGCGCGGCGATGCGGCTGCTGGCGATCGGCATCGGCGACGTGGAACCCGCGACGGCGGAAATCATGATCAGTGGCGCGGCGCTGGTGCCGCCGGCGCCGGTGCATCTGAACGCGGCGCCGGACGGGGCGGGTGGATGGCGGATCGGCTGGACCCGGCGCAGCCGGGCGGGATGGCGATGGAGCAGTGGTGGCGACGTGCCGCTGGCCGAGGAAAGCGAGCGCTATGAGCTGCGGGTGCTGGACGGGGCGCGGCTGGTGCGGCGGGCCGAAGTGGGGGAGCCGGGCTGGACCTATGCTGCGGCGATGATCGCGGCGGACGGCGTGAGCGGGCCGCGGACCATGGAAGTGCGGCAGGTCGGCACGCGGGCGCTCGGCCGGCCGGGGACGATCGAGATGCTGCTGTAAGGAGGCGAGGATGACGAACGAGACGAGCGATCGCTGGGCGCTGCCGCTGCTCCATGCCGGGCAGGCGCAGAAGGAAATCATGCATAATGAGGCGCTGGCGCGGATCGACATGCTGTTGCACGGGGTGGCGGAAAGCGCCGACCTGGCGGCGGCGCCGACGGCCCCGGTTGCCGGGCAATGCTGGATCGTGGCGGCCGGCGCGAGCGGCGCCTGGGCCGGGCGGGAGGCGCATGTTGCCGGCTGGACCGAAGGCGGCTGGCGCTTCGTTGCGCCGAAGGCCGGATTGCGGCTGGCGGTGGCGGATCGCGGCCATGCCATGGTGCATGACGGTACGGCATGGCGGGATGATGCGGTGCGCAGCGAAGGATTTTATGTCGCCGGCCAGCAAATTGTCGGCGCGCGCCAGCCCGCGATCGCCGGGCCAACCGGTGGAACGACCGTCGATAGCGAGAGTCGTGGCGCAATTGCCGCGATATTGGCGGCTTTGCAGGGTCATGGCCTGATCTCCATGTAA